CCCCCCCCCCCCCCCCCCCCCCCCCCCCGCCCCCCCGCCCCCCCCCCCCCCCCCCCCCCCCCCCCCCCCCCCACCACGCCCCCCCATGAAGGACCCTTCATTCGGGCAATAACTTGTAGACGATGTAGGAATATGCCACCAACGCCAGCGCGATGAATGAGGCGCCGGCGCCCCACATCAGCATCCCCTGCGAAAAGGCGCTCCAGGCCCATAGGCCCAAAGCAACTGCAATTCCACAGCGAAGAATGATCCACACCATCTCCCGTGCGCGCAGCTCGGCGAGACCCCCATATTCTTCGCGAATCAATCCCTTCACATGGTGCTCCACCATCTCGTGCTGCTCCGAGTCCTTCGGCAGCAGTGTCAAAATCTCCAGGTCGGTCTTGATGCGCCCCTGCCGTGACGGGTTCACGTACCAAGCTCGCGCGGCCGTCCCTAGCGCCACGACGCCGCCGACGATGGTGAGGAACTTGCCCGCGGTATCGAGGTCCATTGTGTCACTCGTCGGTGTAGCGGATGCCAAGCGCTTCGTTGACACGCTGCATATTTTCCACACTGAGACCCCCCTTGCCGTTCACATAATCATAAAGCAGGGTGCGGCTCAGATGGCCCGCAAGCTGAGCGTGCAGCCAATACACGCTGCGATTTCGCCTCTTAAGCGATTCTCGCACTGCTTCACGATGATCTTTCCACTTCGCCATTCTGCCCGGCATCGTACACCCGATAAAACCGCACATAATCCGCCTTGACCGACATACGCCCACGCCGATATAGTCCGCCGTGAGCGAAATAGCAAATCACAAGGAGGACCGCAAAAACAAAACCGCCCGCGTGGCTGTAACCATGCGGGCGAATTTCATTTACCAGGCCGGGTGAGGCCGGGTGGGTTGCTGAACACCTCCCACCTTATCCCCACCCGGCCGCATCGTCAAGGAGAATCCAGATGGGCAAGAAACCCACCCCGGGGAAGGTACGCGCAGAGGACGCCGGCGGTCGGCCGGCCAAACCCGAGACAAAGCCGAAGCGGCTGGTGGAGCGGGTGAACAGATGCCAGTTCTGCAATCGGGAAATGAACGTCCCAGGCGACGAGTACGCAGAAAACCCCTTCTGCGCCGAGTGCCTCCCCGAGCGCATGGGCCGATCGGGTGGACACCCCACCCCGCCGATTGGCACCGTGGTGGCCATCGACGTCATCGACGGCATCTACCCCGCCATCATCGTGGGCTACAACGCCGGTGGCGCCATCGTGGAGGACGCCCGCGGTCGCACCAGCATTCGCCCGGGCCTCGACATGCCGAAACCCGGCACCGCCCTCTACCGCGCGGCCCAGCTGCTCGCCAGGGACCGCAGCTGGCTCTCCGCCACGCCAGCCACTATTCCGGAGCCGGCCGACGTTCGCGATGTCCTCAACGAGATTTACAAGGCCGGCGGCAAGGCGTGGGACGACGTCGCGGATCCAGACGCGGAGATCATCGAGAGCCGGCGCGGGCCGGAGGTGGCCAGCCCCGTCGGCGGGCCGCTGTCCGATGAACGTATCGACGCCCGGCTGCAAGAGCATGAGGCCAGCCAAGGGGACGCAGAGGACGCGGTCGACCTCACCGCCGCCGGCGAGGTGGCCGCCGGCACCATCTTGGGGACGCTGGGCGAGAACCCCGACAAACCCGCAACCCAAACGCTGACCCCCGCACACGAACCGCCCGATCCGTACTACGCCGCTTTGCGGATGCTGATCCAGGTCGAGAACGTTACGGACATCGGCCCGTGGTGGCCGGTGGACGACCACGACGAATATGCGATCGAGGCAGATTTGGGGTACCTGTTCGAATGCCTCAGGACGACGCTTCACCAGCTATCGCAAGATTTCCTCATGAACGGTTCTCCCAATTCCCAAAGCGTGCCCGCGAACCGTCCTTTCCCAAGCTATCCCGAGCGACTCTCGGCAAACCTGACTGCCTTGGGCAGAAGGCTCGACACAAATGGCGCGGGCGACTTGGCACCGATCCAGTGCAGGCGTGCCTGCAAATTCATCGTCGCCGCCGCCGAAGAGATTTACCATGCGTTTGAGGAGGCTAATGCAGAATCGATCAAATTTCGGAACAAACTTGCCATGGAAGGCGGTGGGGCATGAGGTGGGATGCACGCAAAGCGGCGAAGAGGCCACGCAAGGCGCAGAGACGTCGGAAGGCGGAGCAGCGAAAACCGCGCCGCCCCATCCCCGCGCGCTCGCCGCGGCCGGCACCGACTCTTTTCTCCTATGAGCCGACCGAACCCGTGGACCAGAGTCCGTTTCTCTGCGCTGGCGACACTTTCACAATCGCTCCCAATGACGACGGCAGTTTTCGTTCGTGGATAGATCAGGGTGCTTTGGTGGCTGCGCGAGTTCCCAGGCATGTGGCTCTTGCGCCGCCAACTCCGGACAGTAGTTGCAGCCGCATAGTCGAGCGGCTCGACGTTGTTTTTGGCCGACTTTTTTGGACGGAATCGCAAATCTTGCTGTACGTCGGGGAGGCCGGCGGACGCCAGATTATGGAGCGTCCGACGAGGTTTTCACGGATCACGAAAATCTTCGATGTGGCGGGGCGACAGCGGTGGGCAAATCATGGCTGGGCACCCCTGACGGAAATTCGCTGCCGGTTCGATGCGGCAAAGCTGGTCCTGCGTTCACTGGAAAGCCGCATATATGAGCCGCCCGATCTCGCCGCGTTCCGGGCGACCGTGGCGAAGCTTGGTCGATACGTCCTCAACTTCCGCCGCTGGGAGCGAGAAAAATACCTCGCGCCCACGTCAAAGCTCCCCCAACGCCAGCGGATCCCGGCGGCGGGACGCACGATCCGGGCGAGCGTGGGACTGGCAGACCGTCGGCATCGAGTAAAATGAGACCATCGGGCCGGGGCCCAGGCGCTCCGCGGATCCGGGCGGCGAGTTGTTGTCCACCTACCAGCAACCGTCGCCCGGGCTGTCCCGCTTTTTGAGGTGGAACATGCGGCACATCCTCAGCGAAATTATCGTCCTCTTCAGCGTTCACCGGGAAAAGGTGTATCTCTCCCTCGGCACCAAGGGGATCAACGAGTTACCCGCAGACGTTATAGAGAATCAGCTTGCGATTCCCGCCCCGGATGACTTGCCCGACGAGATGAAGGCGGCATGGGATCGCATCCCCGACTCCAGCAGCCACTACCTCACCGGGGTTGCCGAGGGCGCATTTCTCGCGTCTGAACACTGGAAAAAGGTGTGGCTGTGGCTGGAACTTCATTACACTGGCCAGGCGGCTGCCAGGTTCAAGCGGATGATGGAGAACATTGTCGTCGAGGCCGACATCTATTCCGATCTCCTCGAAGTTCGCTTTGCTCAAAAGCGGCCCTATCCGAACGCGGAGTTTAACGCCTACATCCTCGCCCTGGACGACACCACGGAATATCTATTCATGCTCGATGAGGCGTTATCCAGTGGCGGACCCAATGGGCCGACCGGTCCGGGAGGCCAGACGCCGGACCGCGGTGAAATCGGATCCGACAGGACGCGCAGGACGGGGAAGCATGACGAGCTGATATTGAATACTCTCGATGGAAAATCGCTGGGCTTTTCCGTGGTCAAACGCGCGGCAAAGATCGAAGACCCCAGCACGCTTCACAAAATCCTCAAGCGTCTCATCGACATGAACCGCGTCGCAAAGGCTGCCGATGGCACGTACTTCCGGCCGGACAAACCACCACGAACCGCGGCGTGATCGACAAACGGCCACTGGCATTTAAAACGGCCACTGGCATGTAGCAAGTGCCACAACTGCCAGCTAACTGCCACTTACACCGAGGCGGGGGAAAAACTAAAACGCTTGGCGATGAATGACCTTGTTTGAAGGGTGTCATATGCCAAGCAAACCTCTCACAATCCGACCCGACTACAGAACCCGCGAACTGCTCAACGAGCTTGAGGCCGCCGACTATTGCGACCTTGACCCCAAGACGCTGCGCGGCTGGCGCCAGAAGGGGCGGGGTCCTGCCTTCACGAAGATCGGCGGGAATATCCGCTACAAAAAAGTATTCCTCGACAGCTGGATGGATCGCCACACCATCAAGCCCGACGCCGCAGCCTGAAGACCCGCCGGCCATTTTTTCGGAGGTCCTCATGCCCGCAGAGCGTCCCGCCACCATTCTCATCAATCCCCGCATCGGCGTCCGCGCCATCCGGCGATTCTCCATCCGCAGGCCCGCGGAGGGTCTCGGTAAGACGGAGGCACCCGCCCACCGCATGCCCCTCGCCCAGCAACCGGCCTGCCCCCCGGTCCGCGCATACCCCGTCCTCTTCATCGCGGCTGCCCTGATCGCCAATCGCATCCGTCGGCTCGGCCTGGACGCCATCAACGCGGGCGACGATCGCCCCCTCGCGTGCGCCCACCGCGACCCCGCCCACATCGTTTTCGTCGGCCACGCCAGCGCCACGATCGTCCGGCACCTCTCCCGCTACTGCGCCCGGCTCAGCGTCATTGGAGAGAACGCCGTCGGCCGCATGGCCACCCGCCGCCAGCTCATCGACGCTGTCGCCCGCGCCGAGCTCCTCCGGCCTCAGCGGACCGGTGCCGCGGCGCTGCTGGGGGAGGATCAGCTGTGAGGCCAAAGCCACCTGCCGCCTACCGCAGCGAGTTCTACTGGCGTCTTGGCATTGCGACCAACACGTCGTTGGGTCAGCGCCACATTACCTTCGGCCACTGCTGGCTCGCCGGCATCGAGGACGCCGCGGCAATCGCGCCCTCTCGAATTCTGTTTCATCACGTGATGGTCGGCGCCTACGAGGGATCATGGCACCCCGGAGCATCCGGCTTCGACCGCCGCGCCATCCCGCGGATCTACCTCAACTGCCACCTGACTTACTCGGCCGAATCCCAAATCGCGCGGCTCGATGGGGGAAGGCGCAAGGGTTACCCGCGGGCGGGGCTGGTGACCCACCAGCGGCTCGAGCTCACGACGACGCTGGAAGAACTGCCGGATTTCGTCGGATGGATCGTGGCCATCGCCGCCGCGAGGTTTCGCAACAATGCCTCCCAGGCCATCGCACCGCCTCATCCGATTGAACGAAAAAAGCTTGATCCCCTGAAGGAAAATTACCTCTGGACCGCCGCGGCGAATGCGGAATACGAGGCACACCGCAAACTCGAAACCGGAAAACAGATCGATCGCCAATCCCGAAAAGGAGTCTCCGCTTGAGCCTCTCAAACACATTCTCCCGGTGGTCTGCCGCCGAAGCCGCCACCGTTCTTCGTGAGCCGCGGCATCAGTTTTTCCAGAACCTCGCCCCGCATGTTGATCGCCTTCGCATGCGTTCCCCGTACAGCGATCACGCCGTCTGGGTCGCCCGCACAGAGCCCGCCGGGGAGCCCGAATGCGACGTTTGGTTGGGCTTTCACCGGATCCACGTGCTGCCCTACACATTGCAGCTTCCCGGCGTCCCGCGGATCCACATCGACCACTACTGCCAGGACGATCCGCCGAAAACGTGGATCCGCGCATGGGCGCCGGACGCAAAGAAGGCTAAGGGCTATTGGCACCGGGGCAGCGGGCGAGCGAGTGATGGGCTCGAATTGACGGTGACGATCGAGGAACTCGCGTCCACCACCCTCGCCAGCTGGATTGCCGCTTTGATCAATGCCCGCGACAGAGCGGCCGCCACAGAGATACCACCCCCGCCCTTTCCCTTAGAGCCGAGGAACCCACAACACCCCCTCATTCGCACGAATTACGAATGGTCAGTCGCCGCCGACGCGACATACATGGAGTGGTACCGCCGCACCCGAGTGAAACGCGCAGCCGATGCCGCGGCCGGGGGGGGCAAATGAGCGAAGTAACCGCGCCAGTTCAGCGAGTGATCGACCTGCTCCGGCAGATGGGCCTGAACCCCAAGGGCCCTATTGCCAACCGGCATGGCAGCCCCCAATGGGAAAGCCGCTGCCCCGCGCACGATGACCGCATGCCCAGCCTCGGCGTCTCCGTCGGCCGCGAAGGCGACTGCGTCCTCAATTGCCAGGCCGGCTGCTCCAAAGAAGACATTCTCAAAGCCCTCGGTCTTTCCATGGCCGATCTTTTCCTCAAGCGGAACAACCCCCGCCCCAATCTCCCCCCGCGGAAACCCGCCCCCGCCAAATCGTCCAACACCCCCCCAGCATCCCCCCCAGCCAAGTCCGCCGCCAAACCTCGCAAGATCCACCCGACGCTCGAGCGCGCTATCGGCGCCGCCAAGTGGAGCACCGCCCAGCGCCTCGAGGTTCCCGAGGACCAGGTCACTTTCGCCGGCCAGTGGGATTACCACAACGCCGCCGGCCGCGTCGCCGCCGTCGTCGTCCGCTTTGACCTGCCCAAATCCGCTCGCGACGAAAAGCCGCCCAAGCAGTTCGTGCCCCTGCACCCAAACGGCGACGGCTGGTCGATCGGAGATCCGCCGCGCTGGCCGCTCTACCACCTGCCCGAGGTGATGGCCGCCGTCACCGCAAAGCGCCGCATCTTCTTCACCGAGGGCGAGAAGGCCGCCGACGCCGTCCGCTCCCTGGGCCTGGTCGCCACCACCACCGCCCACGGCGCCAAGAGCCCCCGCGGCACCGACTTCACGCCCCTCGCTGGCGTCGATGAAGTGATCTGCCTGCCCGACAACGACGAGTCCGGACGCGAGTTTGTAAAAGCGGTCACCGGCCTGATCCTCTCGGCCGCTCCCGTCGCCCGCGTGCGATCCGCCGAGCTCCCCGGCCTGCCGGAGAAGGGCGACTTTGTCGAGTGGGTCAACAACGTGAGGGCCCGCGCCCCACAGCCATGCAATGCCGAAATCATCGCCGAACTAGATGAAATCGTCAGCCAGTGTTTACCCCCCATAACCCTTGATCACCTGGCCCCGGTAGAGGTCGCAACTGCCTTTCTCACACACCGCTACACCACCCGAGACGGCGCCCCAAAGCTGCTGCGTACCATGCAGCAATTCCTTGGGTGGACCGGGTCACAATACGATCAGGTGGACGAGGAGAAAATTAAGGCGGGCATCTATTCCTTCCTGAATGGATGCATAAGAAAATCCGGCAAGCCCATGAAGCCGAACCGGTCGATCGTCTCAAATGTGATGGAGGCCATCGTTGCAGATCGGCACACGGAAATGGCCGACGCTTCCCCACGGTGGCTGACATCGAGCCCCGACCACCCGCCGGCTCACGAGATGCTCGCATGCAAATCCAAACTCCTCCACCTGCCGACCCGCCGCGTCCTCCCCGCCACCCCCGCGTTCTTCACCACCTGCAGCGCGCCATTCGATTATGACGCCGGCGCCACCGCCCCCACGCATTGGCTGAAGTTCCTCGACGAAGTGTTCAAGGGAGAGGCCGACCAGATTTCAATGCTGCAGGAGTGGTTCGGCTACTGCCTCACCCCCGACACCCGCCAGCAGAAGATCCTCCTCATCATCGGCCCCCCGCGATCAGGCAAAGGCACCATTGCCCGCGTGCTCAGCCGGCTTTTGGGCTCAAGCAACGTCTCCTGGCCGTCCCTATCAATGCTGGCCCACCAGTTTGGCCTGGAGAAGTTCATCGGCAAGACGCTGGCCATCGTCCCCGACGCCAAGTTCGAGGGGCTGAAAGATGAGGCCCTGGTGGTGGAACGCCTCAAATCGATATCAGGGGAGGACGCGGTCGATATTCAGCGGAAGTTCCTCAAGGATTTGTCGGTGCAGCTACCTTTGCGTTTTATGATCCTGTCGAATGACTTTCCCAAATTGAAGGATGCGTCGGCGGCGATCGCGAAGCGATTCTTGACGCTCCAAACCAGAGGCGATTTCTACGAAAAAGAGGATATCGACCTGACGCCCGACCTTGTCGCCGAGCTCCCGGGCATCCTGAACTGGTCTCTCGACGGCCTCGATCGCCTCCGCCAGCGCCGCCGCTTTTCCGAATGCGCCAGCTCGAAAGCGCGGCAGCGCGACATCGAAGACACGTCCTCTCCGGTCGGGGCATACGTGCGTGAATGCTGCACACTCGCCTCGAATATGTCGGTGGCGCTCGACGTGCTTTACGACGATTGGAAGAGGTGGGCGGAGGAGGAGGGAATTACGAAACAGCTCGCCAAGAATCACTTTCGAAGGGACCTCTTTTCTCGCCACCAGCACCTCGTGCTCCAGCGCCCCCGAACAAGCGGCCGTCAGATCAAATATGTTTCTGGAATCACCCTTGGCCAGTCATATCCACCCCCTGACTCACCCCCAGATTCGACCGCACTCACCGCGCAGACTCACCGTACTCACAGTGCTCAGAATGGGTACCAAGGGGAGCATGGTGAGTACGGTGAGCACGATGGACAAAATGGCCACCGCACTCAAAAACCCCTGTTTTCGGAAGCAAAAACAGCCTCTGAGTGCGGTGAGTTCGGTGAGTACGGTCATTTACCAAATACATTGAAGAATCAAAAAATAAGCCAAGAAAAGCCAGATGAAGGGCAAAAAATAGCGAATATGGAAGGAAAGGGGAAAAGATCGTACTCACCGCACTCAGCCGCACCGCACCCAGCGGACATTGATCGTCAAGATGACCTCACCGAGGAGGCGTTTTGATGGCCTCCGCGCCCCCCGACCTCGCCCACTGGCCGCGCCCCGGCCAAGCCGCTGCCCGCCTGGACGTTTCGGAGCAGACCATCCTCCGCATGATCGCGCGCCAGCGCCTCCGCGCCGTCAACGTCAGCGCCGGCGCCCTCCGACCGCGCTGGCGCATCGACCCCGCCAGCCTCGCCGCCCTCCTCCCCGCACATCCCGCCAATTGAGACAATTCCACCAGTAGCGCCATCCGAGGGAATTCTCGCGCCCCGCGGCACCTCCGCCCCGTTACCGTCAGGTGAACCCAGCTTTACAGCCACCGAGGGAACGCCGATGAGCGGAGCAGCCGCAGTACACGCACGGCCTGTGCCGGTCGCCGTCAAAAACCCGTGCTATTTCGGCACGTCCCTCAACCACCACCGCAATCGCGCATGGTTCCAACCCGAATGCGCTCCGCCAGTGACTCGCGCCCAACCAACCATCGCCCGCGCCGCCGTGGCCGCCGACCGCTTGGTCCCCACGATGCAGCACCGCCTCCGCAGCCACTTCGGATGGGACTGGCCCAATTTTCTTGGCATCGCCTACCTCCTCACCGTTGACCGTCTGGCCAACCCCGACCCCCGCGAAACCTCCGCGGACCCGCTCAACAGCCTGGAATGGCGGATCAAAATCCGCGAGCGAGACGGCATCAGCAGCGCCCCCCAATTCCGCCCCGTCACCAACCAGCACGGTGGCGACGAGCCCCACACCCACGACGTGAGCCGCACCACCTCACGAGAACCCGCGCCCGATGCCGCCGCTTCCGCCGCCGAGACCATCGACCGTGTCCGCCAGGCCGTCGCCGCCATGCCCGAAGGGCCGCGGCAGATACTGCAGCGAGTGTGCATCCACGGTGAATGCGCATCCCACGTGGGCGCCGAGATGGGCATGACATCAAAAAGCGGACTGGATTGGCGACTGACGAAGGCGAAAGAGCTCTTCGTCGCCATCTTCCGCGCCCGCGGCAACAAGCCTGCCGACTTTGTCGACGACGCCGGCCAGCCCCGCCTGCGCGGCCCCCGCGGATCCGGTGCCGGCAGCCACGCAGCGATCGACCAACGTCTTGCCAAGGACGCCCAGACCGTCCATGTCGAATCCGCCTCCCAAGACTGGACCATCCTTTACCACCAGGAAGAAGACCGCCCCGCCACCAGTTTCACTTTCGAGGCCAGCGATCTCAACCGCGCCCCGATCATCCTGAACATCACCGACGCCCGCGGCACCCCCTCGACCGTCACAATCGAACCCGGTGAAACTCGCACCATCACCACCCCGATCGGCCTTCGCAAAATTGAGGCCCGCGCCAGCCAGCCCCGCCAGCGCCTGTCCGTCAACCGCGTTGCGGCTTGAGGGGGAACCATGTCCGACACGCCGAACATTCCACCCATCATCGCCGAGGCCCTCGCATGGCTTCCGCCTTCCGTCCGCGCTGACTTCGCCGGCGCCGCCTTCATCAAACTCCAAAGCCTCGCCGGCGACCTCCCCCGCGCCGAACAGGTGCGGGCCATCGCCACCCACATCCGAACGCAGTACCGCCGCGAGGTCCGGTCCCGCGCCCTCGACGCCGCCGCGCATGAACGCCCCGCCGCCACGGTCGACGACGCCGAACTTGCTGACACTCTGGCTGCCATGGACCCCCGTGACCGCGGGATCGTCGCCATGATTCTTGCTGGCAACACCAGGCGGGAAGCCGCGGCCGCCCTCGCCCTCAGCCCCGCCACCCTCTGCCGGCGGATCCAGCGCCTCCGCCGCCGTTGGAGGGATTGAATCCGTGCGAATCGGTTACCTCAGCGCCCACACCCCCGCGCCCGCCCTCCGGACCGACACCGCGGCCATGATCCGCGCGCACCGCGACAACCCGCGCCACCGCCGAATCATCGCCGCCTACCGGGCAGCCCACCCCCTCTGCCAACGGTGCATCGCCGAGGCCCGCACCTGCGCTACTGAGGAAATCCACCACATCCGCCAGGTAAGCGAACGAGGACTCACCACCGACGCCAACCTCCTCGCCTTGTGTCTGGCGTGCCACCACAGCATCGGAGGCGTGCCAGAGGACCAGCAGCGGGCATGGAAGGCCCAGGGGATGGGGATAGAGGCTGGAGGGGGTATGGGGGGGGTATGGGGTCAAGATGTTGGACCCACCAACCTCCCCACCGCATCCGCCATGTGCAGTTTTTTGCCCCGCGATACAGCGGCCGGGGGGGGGTAAGTGATGGGCTCCGTGCTCGCCGACGTGGACAGCTTCGAGAAGTTCTCCGAATCCGTGCCCTTTGCCGAGGGTTTGGCGTGCGATCGGATGGGGGACGCGCCGAGCGTGGAGGAGCTGGAGGCGGAGATGGTGGCCATGCCGCACCTCGCCGCAGACGGCTGCCAGGATGGAGACCGCGCCACCACCCACATCTGCCGGGACGTTCGCCAAGTCCGGACCGCCGCCGAGCACATCGGCCGCCTGCCCGACCCTCTCGACGCCTTCCACCTGATCACGAACGGGCGGTACGCGCTGTGGGACATGGTGGGCGCGGTGGCGGACCTCGCCGCGCCCTGCACGATCGGCGCCATCCACCTGGCCACGCTGGGCTTCAGCCGGAAGAACGTGGATGAGATGATGGCGATGATGGACGCCGGCATGATCGGCCGTCTCCGCCTCCTGTGCTCGCACTACTTCAAAGGGACCAGCGGCGGCATCTGGGAGCACGCTGCGGAGCGGCTGGCGAAGCGCCCCGGCGCAAGCTTCCTCTCCATCCGCAACCACGCAAAAATTGTCGCCCTCCGCCTCAGCGACGGCCGCACACTCACCATCGAGGCATCGGCAAATCTGCGCTCGTGCAAGAACATCGAGCAGATGAGCATCTTCGGTCATCCGGACATCTACCGTTTTCACACCGGCTGGATGGATGGGCTGTTTTCAGCCGCGGGGGTGCAATGACCCCTGGCCGTGCCCCCATCCCCACCGCCCTGAAGATCGCCGCCGGCAACCCCGGCCACCGTCCGATCAATGCCGACGAGCCCGCGCCGCCGGCCGCGGTGCCGCGCTGCCCCGCCCACCTCACCGGCGCCGCCCGGGAAGAATGGAAGAAGCGGGCGCCCGCCCTCGCCAAGCTCGGCCTGCTCACTACCCTGGATACGGCCGCTCTCGAAATGCTCTGCGCGGCGTATGGGGAATGGCGGGAGGCGATGGCGGAGATGGCCAAGTCAAAGCCTGTGCTCAAAACCTCGGGGGGCAATCTGATCCAGCACCCCTACCTCGCCATCGCCAACCGCGCCCGGGCGGACTACCTGCGCTTCGCCATTCAGTTCGGGTTTACCCCCAGCGCTCGCACCAGGATCAAGGCCACCATGGCCGACGCGGAAGGCGACGACTTCGAGGGGCCGCCGCTATGACGGAGCACGTGCGCACCGCTTCGGACACCGCGGCGATCGCGGAGAGGTGTTTCTTCGACGGGGAGAAGGCCGACCGCGCCCTCGCCTGGATTGAGCGAACGTTCGCCATCACCCTGTACCAGTGGCAGCGGGAGATCCTCCGCCTCTATTTCGGCTGGCGCCGCGCCGACAGCAGCTACCGCTTCACCCGCATCTACGTGTGGGTGCCAAAGAAGAACGGCAAGAGCTGGCTCATGTCGGTGCTGCTGGGATACAAACTCTTCGAGCTCCGGCATGCCCGAATCTACTCCGTCGCGTGCAACGCCAAGCAGGCGAAGCTCGTGATGGACGAGCTGATCAAAATCTGTAAGAAATCCCCTCCCCTGTCCCGCCGAATGATCGGGCCCAAGCGAACCCTCCGCGCCTTCCTCTCCCCATTCCGCCGGGACTTCACCAACGATTTGACCGGCAGCACCTACGAGGCCCTCGCCGACAACAAGGACGCAAACGACGGCATCATCCCCGACGTGCTCGTGTTCGATGAAATCCACCGGATGAAAAACGCTCAGGTGGACGTGGTCGACGGCAGCACCAGCAATAGCCCCAGCGCCCTCAAGATCATCATCAGCACCGCTGGCAGCGGCGATAAAACGCACCGCAGCTGGGAGAAGTACGACTACACGAAAAAGGTGCTGTCGGGAGAGGTGATCGACACCCAGCTCCTGCCGATCGTGTACGAATGCCCGAACGCAGCGGAGTTGAAGGGGGATGCGATTTACGATTTGGACGTGCTGACGGCATGCAACCCGGTTCTTCAGGAGGTGCCGGAGAAGCGGGATGCAGCGAGGCGGGAAATCGAGGAGGCCAAGGAGGCGAGGAACTATCGCCACTGGCGGCGATTCCGCCTCAACCAGTGGCTTCCAGAGGACGGCGAGACATACATCGACGCGGAGACGTACGACGAATGTGAGGTGACGCCCGCCGCCGCCCGCATCCCCGACGGCGCCGAGTGTTTCATCGGCATCGACAAGAGTGGAGGAGCGTGGGACTTCCACGCGATCACAGGGCTATTTCTCCTGGATGATGGGCGCGTGTGCGAGCGCCATTGGACCTTCGCCGCGGCCGACCGCCTGGAGGACATGGCCGCCGCCGACCGTCGCGATTACAGCCTGGCCGTTGAAGCTGGTGAGCTGATCCTCATCCCCGCCGCCGCCATCACCGATGAATGGCTCTTCGACTGGATGCTCACCACCTTCGCCCCGTACAAGGTCGCGCGCGTCGCCGCCGACCCGTTCAATGCCGGGAATCTACTGGAGCGCCTCACGGCCAGGGGGTGGGACGTGGTGGCGGTGCGGCAATCCAACAACGCCCTCCTCTCCCCCGTCATCTGCGATTACGCGGAGCGTTTGCACCAGGGCCGCATCATCCACCCCAAGAACGCCCTCTATAGCTGGCAGCTCTCGTGCGCCCGCACCTTCACAACGGCGAAGGACACCCGGAAGCTCGTCAAGGTGGGATCCTCCGTCACCGGCAAGGGGGGCACCGGCCACATCGACAGCGTCGACGCACTCATCAACGCCCTCGCCGCCCTGCGCGCCCGGGAGCTCGAGCGCGCCGCCCACGGCGCATCCTCCGGCATTTACGTCCCCGAAGATTAAGGAACCGCCCATGAACATCTTCCATCGCGCCCTCGCCACGGTCTTCCCCGCCCTCGCCTCGCCCGGGGACCAGCTCGCCACGATCGACGGGGTGCAGTTCCGAATCAGCTACAGCGCCGGCGACGACGGCGGGGAATGGGGGTGCGTCGACATGCTGGCCATCCCCACCGTCAGCGCCGCGGTGAACGTGAAGGCCAACGATGTCTCCCAGATCCCGATCTATCAGTACATGCGCACCAGCGGCGGGCGCCAGCGGGTCAAAAGCCCCCTCGACTACGCCCTCAGCGTCAAGCCCAACCCCTACCAGAACGCGGCGACGTTCTGGCGGACGGTGGCCATGCAGGCCACGGTGGGGGAATGCTTCGTCAGCACCCGCGGCGGCCAGCTCACTCTCCTGCCCTTCGGGTATGCGGTGCGGTTCACCGGGGAAGACGGCGCGACGCGCTACGCCACCATCTACACGCCGGACGAGGCCCAGGCCATGAAGCTGCCCCCGGACAAGCCCGTGATCAAAGAGATTTACGAGTTCTGGGAGGTGTGGCACTTCTGGACGTTCCAGGATGAAAACGGGTGCCCCGTCCCCATGCGCTGCCGGTTCCGCCACGTGCTCGGCCTCGCCTCCGACCTCTACCGCTACACGTCCAAGCTCTACAACCGCGGCGGCGCCATCGTGGGGTATCTCTCGACCGACAGCAGCGTCGACGACAGGAATAAAAAGCTGGTGGCTGACGGGTTCCGAAACATGCTGAAGAAGGGGAGGTGGAGAAACAGCGCCAGCAACGTCGGGGTGGCCGCGCTCGACCAGGGGTGGAAGTTCAACGCTCTCAACCTCTCCCCTCAGGAGATGATGCTCTTGGAGACGAAGAAGGACCTGAAGAAGGACTTCGCCCAGATCGTCGGCGTGCCCCTGTGGAAGGTCGGCGAGCTCGAGGATTACAAGTACGCGACCGCTGAGGCCGCCCAGCGCGAATACCTTCTCTCCTCCCTCAACCCCCTTCTCAACCAGATCGAGAGCGAGATCAACGCAAAATCGTTCCTCGACTTCGAGCCGTTCTATGTGGAGTTCAGCCGCGACGCCCTCATCAGCATCGACGCCGAGGCCATGGCCCGCATCGACGACATCGGCATCAAAAACGGGTGCATGAGCGTGGGGGAGTGGCGGAGCCGGCGGAACCTGCCGGTGGGAGGGCCCGACCTCCGCCAGTTTCCGGTGAACGTCACCAGCGCGGAATATGCCGCGGCAAACGAGGCGATCAAACTGGAAGCCGCGAAGGTCGACCTGGAGATCAAGCGCCAGCAGCTCGCCGCCGGCGGCAAGCCCCCGGGCATCATCACCCTCCCCGCCGCCGCTCCGCCCGCCGCGCCGCCCCCGGCAGCCGAGGATCCCGCGATCGACATGGCCGCCAGCCTCCGCGCCATCCAAGCGAAATACGCCGCCGGCCTCACCGCCGAAACCCTGAAGGACGCGGAGGCCCTCGCCACGCTGGCCCGCTCTGTGATCGGCGAGGTGGCCACGCTCTACGACCTTGCCGACAGGGTCGGCAACTTTCCGGAAAAGTACACCAGCGCCGCCACCAAGCGCATCGCGGAGGCCGCCGCCGTCGACCCCGCCTATGAGATCAACCGCATGGTGAACGCCGCCAACTTCGAAGCGATGAAGCTGGCGCACGGCGTGAAGGTGAAAGTGCGGTGGGTGGGCGGGACAAACGACGGGCAGATCCGCACGCTCGGCGAGCCATGGACAGGGACGCTGCGCCACCCGCCGATCATCGACGGGGAGCACGAATCTTTCCTCGTTTTGGAAAAATGACGACTTTTGTGAAACAGAATGGCCTTTTGGATTGCATAGATTGTATGAGCACCACATCAAACCCCCGGACGATCGAAGGGTGGCTGATTCGCTACAACAGCCTCAGCCTCCCCATCACCCTCCCCAACGGCCGCCAGGTCTTCGAGACCATCCTGCCGGGCGCCTTCGCCGACTCCGTCGCCAGCATCAACCGCGGCGAAGCCACCATCGAGGCGAACATCGAGCACGTCGACGACGCCATCAGCCGCATCGGCCTCACCGGCAAGAACGTCACCATAGAGCACCGTGCCGAAGGGGTGTACGCCACCGTAAAGCTTGTGGGCGACACAATCAGCAATGACCTGTTTCTGCGCGTGCAGGCAGGCTTGGTGGGGGGGATGAGCGTGGAGTTCAAGCCCTCGCCGGCCAACGCCGAACCTGCCTACTCCCTCGCCAACGGCAACTACGTCCGCACGTGGGCCAAGCTCTCCCTCAAAGGCTTTGCCATCACCGCCAGCCCCGCCTACCCCGACGCCCAGATCACCAAGGCCACCGAAGGCACGGCCGCCGCGGCCGCCGCGACGGGGCCCGCGTTCACCCGTTCGATCGGGACGGCCGAGGCCGCACGCATCCAGAGCGAAATCGAGCAGATCGAAACCCGCGCCGCCGTTGACCGGCAGCGCGACTACTACGAGCACCAGAAGTTCCTGCTGGGGATTGCGAAGTAAGCGTCGGCGCTCCGCCGGGAGCGTGCCCAACCCAACTCGCCAGCGTTCACCCGTAACCCTCAACCCCCAACACGGAGAAACCCATGACACTCGCTGAAATCCTCGCCAAGATCGAGGAAGCCAAAGGCCGCTACGGCGCCATCGTCGACAAGGTTGCGACGGAGAACCGCGCTATGGCGAAGGAAGAAGTGGACGGCCTCGCCGCCATCAAGAACGAGATCGCCGCCCTCGAGGTCCAGCGGAAGGACGCCCAGAATATTGCCGATGCCGCGGCCGCGGTCGAAGCCCGCAACGCCGCCGCCGCTCGCGCCAGCGCCCAGGGCCAGGGCACCGCCCCCAAGACGTCCAACGAGTTTTACCGCGCGATCACCAAATCCACATCCACCGTCGGCACTAAGGAAGTTGTTGCGGACGTTGTGAAGGTCTATGAGACGCAGTCCCCCCTCTTCGCGGCCCACCAGAACAAGCAGCTGCGCCTGACCGGCGAAAAGTACACCTATCCGAAGGTGACCGCCGGCACGGGCGGCTATGCCAAGACCGAAGGCGTGGCGGGTACCGCCGATGGCGGCGGCACGACCATCACTATGGTTGACGCCAGCTTCGCCACCTATTCCTCGCAGACGATCACTGTGTCGCAGGAAATGCTCGACGATGCCGGTTTCGACATCAACGCCGAAATCACCGCCGTTGGCATGGCCAAGTCCACCGCCGCGTTCGACGCCGCCGCCGCAACCGCGCTGCTCACCTACGACGCCAGCCCCACCGAAACCGCGGCGACTAGCTGGGCGCTGTCTGACCTCATCGCGGCGTACTACGAGATCCCCACCCGCAACCGCTATGGGATCAAGTTCATCATGCCCTCCGCGACGGTGCCCAGCATCCTCAACCTCCTCACCGCCGACAACGCCCCCAAGGCCGCGGCGATCGGCCTCACCGCCGAGAACATCATCGTGGACGACAACATCACTGCGACCCAGGTGGTGGTGTGTAATCCGACGCTGGCGCTTGCCATCGGCATGAAGGAGCAGGTCCGCGTGTTCGTGGATGAAGTGTCGGCGGGCCGGACGTACGAAGTGCAGCCGCGCCTCGCCGTCGGCCTCCGCGACACCACCGCCGTCTCCGGCCGCATCCTCAAGGCCGCGTAAACCCCACCGGAATCCGCTGCATGCCCCGCGCCGTCGTCACCCCTGGACACGGCGCGGGCTCGGCGGGATGGGGGGGGTGCAGAACACACAAACGCGGGAAACTGACCATGGCCATCACCGCAGACCTTTACGTCGACCGCGTCCTCGCCGAGCTGCGTATCACGCCGAGCGGCGGAGAGAGCGCCCGCGTGGCCGCGCTCATCGCAGAGGCGGCCTACAGCCTCCAACAGTTCAAATGTAAGACCTTGGTGGATACGGTGACGAACGCCGCCACGGAGACCGCGCTGAGCCCCCTCGACCTCCGCTACATCGTGATTTACGTGGCCATTCAGTACGACGGCGGCGACGAGCTGGCCCCGGCTCTCAGCACCGTCCTCGCCCAGATAAGGGACCGGTGAACCATGCCCCGTGTTGTGATCAATCCGAAGGAACTCCGCCACCCGGTCACCATTGAGCAGCGCCGGGAGGAGGTCACCCGCAACGCCGACGGCGAGGAAGAGCTCGACGAGCCGCACAATTGGGAGGTGGCCACCCGCGGCTTCGCCAGCATCAAACCCCTGGCCGGCCGCCAGCTCGTGCACGCACAGAGCATCACCACCAGCGTCAGCCACCTCGTCACCATGCGATTCGACCCCCTCATTAAGGCGGGGCAGCGGGTGCGGTTCGGCGATCGCCTCTTGACCATCAACGCCGCCATCGACGAGGAAGAGCTCAACGTGAAGCTCTCGCTTTACTGCACCGAGGGGACGGTGGCTCAATGACCGGAGAGGTGCACATCAAGGGCCTCGAGGAGATGCGGAAGAAGCTGGCGGCGGTGGACGGAGCCGTCGCGAAGAAGCTGATCCGCCGTGCCCTGCGCGCCGGCGCCAAAGTCATCGCCACCCAGTGCAAGGCCGACGCCCCCCTCCGCGGCGGGCTCCTGCGTTCGAAGATCCGGGTGAAGGCCGGCAAGCGCAAACGCAACCACATCCGCATGAACGTCGCGATCGGGAAGAAGGACTTCCAGGGTGATACGTTCTATGCAGGCTTCGTCGACCGCGGCCGCAAGAGCGGAAAGCGCGGTAGCCGCAACCGCCACCCCATCGCCGGAAGCAAGTTCCTGGAGAAGGCATTCGATAAGGCCCGCGGCGCCGCCGGCGAAGCCATTCTCGCAACCCTCAAGACCGGGTTCACCCCAGACGTCGACAAGCGGGAAGGTGGCTCATGATCGGCGCTCCCCTGGTGACCAAACTCAAGGCCGCGGCCGCGGTGACAGACATGGTGGGCGATCGCATCTCCCCCCAGGTGAACACCGCCGACAAGTTCCCCCAGCTCGTCTACCGCAGTTCCAAGGGTAAGGTGTCCGCCGTCAATGACGATGGCGGCGACGTCGTCCCCTACAGCGTCACCGTCACCTGCGCCGCCCTCAGCTATTCCGCCGCAGGCGCCCTCGCCGCCGCCGTTCGCGCCGCCCTTGACGAGCAGATCGAGGGATGGGGCGAGGCGATCGTTCGCAGCTGCCTGATCCAGGATGAAACCGAGGACGAGGAAAGCGATCCGGACGAGCCCAAACGCATCTATTACTCGGTCACCCAGACCTACCAGGTCTGGGCTTACACAGGAGATTGACCATGCCCACGTTGCAGGTAAAGACCCCCACCGGCGACAAGGCGCTGATGGAATACAGCCTCGACGGCACCACCTACGTCCCCTTCGCCGGCATCCAGGACATCGAAGGACACGAGATGACGGCGCCGGAGATCAAGAACACCGACATCGACGGCGACGCCGAGACCGCCCAGCCCGGCCGGCCGGATTACGGCAGCACCGTTGCCACCCTCAAATTCAAAAAGGCGATCGTGACGCTCGTCAAGGGCTGGATGAAGAACAAGACGATCCTCTTCTTCCGCGTCACCGTCCGCGACAAGGGAACGGCCGAGGGCGCTGCCGACTCCACCTACGTCTTCCAGGGTTTTGTGACCAAAGCTAACATGCTCGGCACGCTCAAGGCCGGCGAACTGGTGCTCAGCAAACTCACCATCAAGATCACCGACGAAGACACCTTCACCGAGGGCGACGACGGGGGCGCGTAACACCGGCCGCCCCTTCGTTCCTCCGAACCGCGCAACACCCCCAGGAGAACCACCGTGAACATCCGCGAACTCATTCTCTCCACCGCCACCACCAGCGCCGCCAAGCCCGTGCCCGTCGACACCGGGGAGTGGGGCACCCTGCATCTGCGCGTGATGACCGGCGCGGAGCGCGACGCCTACGAGGCCCGCGTCTATCGCGACCGCGACGAGGAGTCCGGCGCGTGGATCCGCCCGGACAACCTCCGCGCCCACCTGCTGGTGCGCACCGTGTGCGATGCCGACGGCAAGCGGGTATTCGAGGACGACGACGTCGACGCGCTCGGCGAGGCGGATTCCCGCCTGATCGACGCCCTGCACCGAAAGTCGCTGGACCTTAACCGGCTGGGCGCTCATGCGGTGGACGAGGAAAAAAAAGGCTGAGGGAGAGCCCTGACCTCTTCTTCTGGCACGAGCTCGCCCTGGAGCTTGGGTGCACGGTGGAAGAGGCCCAGACCCGCGTGAACTCCGCCGCGTTCACCAGGTGGCAGGCGTTCGACCAGCTCAGCCCCATCGGCCACAAGCGGCGGGACCGAATGGTCGCCGAGCAATGCGCCACGGTGATGCGGTCCGTCGGGATCAAATGCACGTGGGAAAACTTCATGCCCGTCTTTGACCAGAGCGAGATGAGCATCGGCGAAAAGGTGGCGGTCGCACTGGCCGCATTTCAGAAAACGGAGTAGCACGGTGGCAATCTTTGGCAGCATGACGGGGGTGCTCGACACCGACACGAGCGGGTGGAGCAAGGGCTTTCAGAAGGCCGGCCAGGACATGGCCGCGCTCGACAAGCAGAGCAAGGGGTTCATCAAGGACATCAAGGGACGTTTTGGGGAAGAGTCGGGATTCGGGCAGGCGTTCAAGATCGCCGCCGGCACCGGCGCCGTTGCCGGGCTGACTCTCGCCGCGCGGGAATTCGAAAACCTCACCGGCAAGATCGCCGCCACCGCCGACGCCTTCCGCCGGGGGGAGACGACTTCGCAGGAATTCTTTGCCGAGAGCGCCCGCGGGCTCCCGGTGATCGGCAGCCTTGTCAAAGGTTTCGACAACATCCGGGAGGCTATCACGGGGGAGCAGGCGGCGATGGAGGCGCAGGAGCAGGCGTGGAAGGACACCAAAGATGCCATGGATGCCGCGCGCAAGGCCCGCGACGAGTATGACGCGAGGGGCAAGGAGGGGATCGCCGCGTTCGGCCGCCAGGCGGACAGCGCGGGCCAGTCGGCGGCGTTGGCGGGAATGCCCGAGGGGGTGGCAAAGGACCTCAAGGCCATCCAGTACGACACGCAGAACAAGCTCCACCAGCTCAACGACGACTTCGCCAAATACGCCAGCACCGACGCCATCGCCGCCCTCGAAAAGCAGCTCGCCGGGGCCAAACAGGGCATCGCCGACAACCTCACCAATGAGCCCATGCGGCAGGAATTTCTTGAGCAGGAAAACAACATCAACCAGCAGCTGCAGGTGCTCTACGCCAACCGCGCCGCGCTCGCCGGCCAGTACCAGGAGATCCGCACCGCGATCGAGGCCGAGGGATATGCCAAATCCCAGCAGGCACAGGCAAAGGCCGCGACGGAGCAGAGCAAAACCCTCGAGGATCAGACCGCCAAGATCACCAGCGAGCTCTCCAAAATGGCCGATGACGCCCAGCAGCACGGCCAGCAGATCGCCGCGTCCCTCCAGACGCCCCTGGAGAAGTTCCAGGAGCGCATGGCCGACCTCCAGGCATCATTTCGCAACGGCTCCATCGGCGGCGACATCTTCGCCCGCGGCGCCCTCAAGGCGCAGCAGGAATTTGATGCGACCAGGCGGCCGCCGGCGTTGCGGGCGGTGCAGGCGGAGGAACTGCGGGGGGACAAGTTCGTGACGGCCGCCGACGTCGGTGGTGGACAGAAAGAAGCGAACGAGCTCGCCCGGAAGCAGCTGGAGAAGCAGATTGAGTTGCTGGGCGTCACGAAACAACAGATCCGCCAGGCCGAGCAGGACGTCACGGTTTCCATTTCTTGAAGATGAGGGGCCGTTATGCCCACCCCAGCAGTTGTCAAAGTCACGCAGCTCCCCAGCCCCACGGGCAATGCGCAGACGGGCAAGACGACCACCGCCAGCGAGACCGTCAAGTATCGAGTCGAGTTCGACGGGCCCGGCTCAACGTTCATCGACGCCATCAACGCCACCACCACCAGCAACGGCAGCGTTCCCGCGTTCGGCCATGCACGCGGGGCACTCCGCTTGACGGCCAAGGATGGCTCGCAGATCGAAAGCAACAGCCGGCTGTGGGACGTGACGTGCACCTACTCCCTGCCCCAGCCAGGCGACGAGCAGAAACCCGATGACGAACGCACAAAATGGGCCATCGATATCACTTTCGGCAGCCAGCCCTACGAAAAGGAAATTCAGAAGAACCCGGCCGACGACAAGGCAATCGTGAACGCCGTCGGCGATCCGATCACCGGGGTGACCGACACCGATTACGACGAGGTGCTCAACGTCGCGTTCACCTCCGAGACCGGCATGTTTGATGTGATCGATGCGATGAAGGGCAAGGTCAACAATTCCGCCATCACCGTCACCATCAACGGCGAGGAAATCACCTACCCGGCGGGAACGCTCAAGTTTCTGGAATACTCCATTCAATATGTGCTCGACGGCAGCATGGTGATTTATCCACGCCTCACCCTCAAGTTCCTCTACCGTGCGGACGGCTGGACGCGAAAAATAGCCAACAAGGGTTTCCGAAAGCTCGTGAGCAGCGTACCCACGTGGATCAAAGACGACGACGGCCGCGACATCACCGAGCCGGTCTACCTCACCGCAGACGGAACCGCCAAACTCGCCGCAGGCGCAACTGTTGCCACTGTCGACCTCGCCCCCAAAACGGCCGACCTCACCGCCCTCTTTGATGGGATTGTGACCTGATGGCCGGCCCCCGTGCCAAGTTTGACCTCAGAACCGCCCAGCGAGTGGCCAAGGCCACGCAGTGGGTTGAGCAGCAGCCGCGGGCCTTTGAGGGTGCGGGATACGGGAAGCCCAGGACAAGGTTTGACGGGCTGCGGATGGTGCTCGTGAAGCAGAACGGGGGCAGCGACGGCACCTATGACGCCGGCACCAACACCGGCACCACGGCGGCATGGGAGTATGACCTTTACGATCTCGCCGACACCGGGTACCTCACGAAGCTCAATTCCGACGGCACGCGGCAGCCGCTGCGTAGCGCGGCCAGGGTGACGATCGGGCCGGTGGTGCAGGCGGACGACGGATCCGCTGGCCTCGCATTCTTCGACGCCGATGGCGCAATCCAACTCTGGGACTGCCAGGAGACGGTGGACACGGAGGCCTGCTCGTGATTCAGCGTGGCGCCAGCGGCGGCATCCGCAAGGGGCCGACCGGGAAGAACGCGAAGAAGTGCGGTGGCACCGAAGATTGCGGCGCGTGTGTCACCTGCGAAGACGTGCTGGGTGATGACGCCGGGCTCGCGTGCGCATGGATGATCACGGTGGCGGGAACAACAACCTGCATCGGCGAAAAGATGAACATCAGCCCGACGCGATATTTTCGCATCACCTCCTGCCCCACCATCAATGGCACCTTTCTCACCAACACCGTTACTGACGGGTGCAGTCGATCCTACATTGTCCCCGGTGGCGTGGAATACGACCTCTACGACAACACAGACGCCTATCTTGGATCGGGGACGGCGGACCTTGCGATAAATGTCCAAATCGAACGTAACGATCCACAGGTATCCATGTTCGGGGGTATTGCGATCAACAACTCCACATTTGGGGTGGCGACAGCAAATGACATTTTTTCAACAACCAGCTCAGGGGACGAATGCGCCACCACTTTCGACATGGTGCCCTTCCGATTAGGCGGTGACACGCCGCCCACCGCATGCGGAGACCGCGTGTTTACCTTCGGCGGCACCATGACGGTGACGGTGACGCATGCATAAGACGACCCAATGCCACACCTGCGAACATCGCCCCCGCCCCACGAGGCGGGATTCGCCTTGTGCGGTGGACCAGAAGCCTATCGCCGACCACATGCGGGAGCAGACGTGCCCGTTGGGGCTGTTTGTCGTAGTGACGGTTGGGCGACCGGTGCCGCAAGCGACGTGGACGGAGCGAGGGCCGAAGCTGTGGGCGGAACTTCACGCGCGACCGGCAGCGTACGCGGGGGACGAAGCGGGGGAGCGGGCGTGGCTCGAGCAATTTGCTCGGCGCATCGGGTGCGGAGAGTGCAGAAAGCACTGGCGGGAGCTGGTGGCGAAGATGCCGCCGGACCTGGCGAGTCCGGAGAAGTACCTACAGTGGACGGTGGACGCTCACAACGCCGTCAATGTGCGGCTGGGGAAGCCGGTGTGGGTGGGGAGGACGGATATTGCTGTTGAAGCTCAAGCATCCCCTTCGCGGAATCCGCATAGTCTTTGAGGGTTTGATCCCAAGCTCCGACGTGTTCAAGTGCTGCAACAATCTCTGGAGTCATTGGCCTCTCGGCACTCAGCATGGCAGCGCGTTGCTTGAGTGAACTTATCGACTTTGTGCCGTTTATCAGGGCAGAGATCATCCTCCCCACGGCCTCATCATGTGCCGGCCCCTTTTTCTCCAGCGAAGCGATCGTGTGGTTTGCCTCAAATGAATCCGGATGTGCCCGGAGCACGGCCAGTATCTGCGGCGTGTACGCTGGGGGGAAATGACTCAAAGCGTCGAATGCCGCGGCGGAAGTCGTGGGATTATTGTCGTCGGCTAAACGCGACCATTCACTCAGCGGCTTGCCGCTGTATGTGGGTTCAGGTGACGACGGCTTCTCGCATCCCACGATAAGCCCCGCCATCGCGAGCACCATCACGTTCATCAACCGCATAAACGCCTCCTCACGCACCCCCCCGGGGCACCCACAACAACGCGGCTCATGCTACCCAACCCCGCAAGCCCCGCAACCTTCGTGTACCCCGCGCTCGCCTTGCGCCATGCACCAGCCATGCACGGAAACGAAAGAGGCTCGGCAAACTGCCGAGCCTCTTTCGTTATCGCCAGCAAAGCCCCACGATTTAAGGCTTTGCACTGCACCAGCTAGGGCTCGAACCTAGGACCCGCTGATTAAGAGTCAGCTGCTCTACCAACTGAGCTACTGGTGCGATTTCGAGTTCCGGATTGTAACGTGAGGCGGGAAGGGGGTCAACTTGAGGCAGACGCCCGTTTTTCGGCGGCCGGGCGGGGGAAATACGCGGGGGCGACGGATGTTTGGATCGTAAACTGGGGTGGTGCGGCGATCGGGCCGGACAGCGTGGCGTGGGAGTTGCCAAGGCGGGAAAATGGGACTATGGTATGGCTGCGGTATGAAATGGTATGCCGGTTGCTCCACTGTTGAGCTGTGTACCCTGTGGGACTTTCCATAAAGATCGGCCAGGTATGAGATTAGATACATCCCAACACATGCGGATGGAGCAGCGGATGAAGCTGGCTCCGCGCATGATCCAGAGCATGGAGATCCTGCAGCTGCCGCTGATGGCGCTCGAAGAGCGGATCGAACAGGAGTTGCAGGCCAACCCGGTTCTGGAGCGGAAAGAGTCGGACTACGAAGCGCCGGATCTCACGGCGGTGGCAGGGATTCCGAAAGAAGCGACGGCCGCGCCCGAGGTGACCACCCCACAGGAAGAAAAGCAGGTCAGCGAGATCTCCGACCGCGAAATCGACCAATACATGCAGGACCAGGCGGACTGGGCGACGCTGAACCGGGGGTCGCGCGTGCGGCAGACGGGGGAGCGCGACGCCAAGATGGACGCAATGGCCAACACGGCCGCCCGTGGGGCCAGCCTTCAGGAAGAGTTGACGCGACAATGGGACCTGGTGGAGGTGGAGGATCGGATTCGGCGGGCGGGGTATGTGTTGATTGATTGGGTGACGGATGCGGGGCTGATTGCCGATCCGCTGGAGAAGATTGCGGAGCACTTGCCCTCGGGGCTCACGTTGGCGGATTTGCAGGAAGCGTTGCCGATTTTGCAGCAGCGTCTGGAGCCGGCGGGGATTTGCGCGCAGACGGTGCAGGAATCGTTGCTGTTGCAGATTGATGCATGGGAGCGCGACAAGGGGATGGACCTGACGGTGCCGCGGGTGCTGGTGGGGACGTACCTGCACGATCTGGAGATGAACCGGCTGCCGCAGATTGCGCGCAAGAGCGGTTTCACGATCGAGCAGATCAACCAGGGCAAGGAGTTTTTGAAGCATCTGACGCTGCGGCCGGGGAGTTTGCTGGGGGAGAACCGGGTGCCGACGGTGACGCCCGACGCGATTGTCGATCGGGACGAGGACACGGGGGAATACAGCCTTCGGCTGACGGATGGCCACACGCCGCGGTTGTACATCAACGAGATTTACAAGCGGATGGCCAAGACCAAGAGCGTGGATGGCAAGACGCGGGAGTTCATCGCCAACAACATTCGCAACGCGCGGTGGTTGATCGAGAGCATTGAGCAGCGGCGGAACACGTTGCTGCGGGTGCTCAAGGTGGTGGTGGAGGCGCAGAAGGAGTTCCTGGAGCATGGTCCGCAGTTCATGAAACCGCTGCCGATGATCGGGGTGGCGGACCAACTGGGGATTCACGTGGGGACGGTAAGCCGGGCGGTGGCGGAGAAGTATGTGCAGACGCCGCGGGGGATTTTCCCGTTGCGGATGTTCTTCACGGGCGGGACGGAGAACGCCGAGGGGGAGGCGATGTCGTGGGATGCGGTGAAGGCGAAGCTGGGAGAGATCATCGCCAACGAGGACAAGGCGAACCCGCTGTCGGATGATGAGATCGTCGTGAAGCTCAAGGAGCAGGGGATTGAGCTGGCGCGGCGCACGGTGGCGAAGTACCGGAAGATCGCGGCGATTCCGCCGGCGCGGCGTCGGAAGCAGTTCTAGACGCACCGCTGCATAATCGACGCAGTAAACGCGTGAAGGGGCGCGGCTTCGGCCGGGCTCTTTCGCGTTTTTGCGAAGAAAGTTGTTGTGGCGGCGTGGGGGCGGGGGTATTTTTCGGGGGATGTGGATGCGCATTTTCGGTGTGGTGCTGGTGGTGGTGGGACTGCTGGTGGGGGCGGGGGCGTTGATGCAGGCGGTGGAGCAGGATCGGGCGGTGCGGGAGTATGTGCCGGTGCGGGCGAAGGTGACGGCCTCGTCCTACACGCGCCACCGCAGCAAGAACAGCACGACCTATACGCCGGATATACAGTACCGGTACACGGTGGGCGACCTGCTGGAAGGGGGGCATGTGTACCTTGGGGACCGGGTGTCGGTGTATGGGCAGTCGTTCAATTCGCTGGGGGAGATCAATGACTTTCTGGACCATTACCCGGTCGATGCGCTGGTGATGGCGTATGTCGATCCGCGGGATGGATCGAAAGCGGTGCTGGTGAAGCGCTATGCGGCGGAGCCCTACTGGTTCGGCTGGTTCGGATGGTATGCGGCGCTGGTGGGGGTGATGATGACGGTGGGGCTGACGCGGACGGGGCCAAAGGGGATGCGCACGGTGCCGCTGGGGGAGGGGTGGGAGCTGTTGTTGCCGCGGAAGAATTTGAAGAAGCGTTACCGGGAGTCGCTGGTGTGGTGCGTGGGGACGCTGGCGATTGCGGGGGTGGTGGCGGGCCATTACTTGATGAAAGTGCGGCCGTACGGGGTGGGCGGCTATTTTATGCTGGCGATGGTGGCGGGGTGGGTGTTGTGGCAAACCGTGCGGACGTGGCGGCGGCGTGCGGTGAGCGGATCGGTGAGCGATGCGCGCGTGCAGGTGAATCCGGTGCCGGTGCGGCGCGAGGGTCCGCTGGCGTTGCGGGTGGAATTGGATGCCCTCAAGCCGTTGCGCGTGGAGGAAGCGACGGCGCGGGTCGTATGCACCGAGCACTACCAGGAGCGGCGAGGCAACAAGACGCAGGTCGGAACGCGGGTGAAGGGGGAAACGGCGATTGCGCTTTGCGGAGCGAAGCAGGTGGCTCCGGGCGAGATGGTGGAAGGGGAGGGAACGGTGGAGTTGGATCCTTCGTGGCCCGGGACGAGCGCGGACCAGAAGCACTATCCGCATTACACGTGGTCGGTGAAGGTGAAGGTGAAGCTGGCGGGGATGGCGGATTATGGGGAGGAGTTTGTAGTGGAGGTGGTGTGA